CTACAGCGGTTTGGGGACGGTCTGTTCTTCTCGGATCAGTTGCGGCAGCTTGAGCTCTAGCAGCTTCTGCTTGTTGTGTAGTTGCTCCTGTGGTTGGTGTTGGAGTTACTGCTGTTTGGACAGCAGCGGTAGTAGGTACGTTGCTAGGCGGAGTCTGGGCTGTTGCAGATGCAGATGCAGGTGCTCCTCCACTTTTCAACAAGGCCATTATGTCTTTTTCTTCATTTCCAAATCTGTTTACTACACCGGCTTGTACGTTAGCAGTGCTGCCGCCAAAATGTTTTTTGCCGCCGTCGGCTCCTCTTTCCGCATACACAGCTTTTACCAGTTGTTCATCGGTCATGCCTGGTTTGAACACACTGTTCATAATTTTCTGTGCGCCGGCGGGGCCATGTTGCACAGCAGTACTAAACAACATTTCTTGAAGAGCGCGACTACCGCTGATTCTTGATTGCAGACTTTTATCTTTTAGACCGTTTAGAGCTTGTTTATAACCTTGTCCTAACCACTCATTTTCGCTATCGCCTAATGCACCACTAGCGACTACTTCTTTCCATGCGTCAACTGCTTTTCCGCTAGTACTGCCTGTATCTTTTTCTATTCCTGCCTCACGTAATTTTTTAGCAACATCACCTTTGCCAGTTTTGTCGAGGAACTTAAGAAAATCTGTCATTGCTCCTGCTTTAGATGAAATTTGTTTTTTACCGTAGCTAGTACCACCTACTTTATCCCATCCAACAGTTCCGCTGCCTCGACCACCCGATTCATATTTCTCTGCTACAGCTCCTAGACCAGTACCAATAGCCGCTGATGATGCTCCACCACCTCCAACTGCCGATGCTCCAGGTTGATTACCGGGCCCTGCGGTACTACCTTGTTGTCGTCTAACTGCGCTGTCATACATAGCTTGTGGACTAGATAGATTCACTCCTGGAGTAGATGTGCTTGCCGCCGCGGCATCTTTTGCTGTCTGTAGTTCTTTTTCTTTGGCTGCTCTAGCAGCTTCTGAAGTCTTGAGTTCTCTCTCTCTTTCTCTAGCAAGTTTTCTACCTTCTACAGTATTGAGGTCAAGTATTTTGGTAGATTTTTCTAATTCTTGATTTTGCTGATGTTGAATTGCAAGAGCCTCATCGCCTTCAACATTAGTTTTTCTAGACATACGATTAGCAGCACGTTGAGCATCTCTAGCTGCTTCTCTTTGTTTTAAGTCTTGTCTTTCTGCAGTGGTACTTTCACGTCGAGCTTTTGCTTCATCCTTACTGATGCCGCCAAATCTCGGCCCTAAAAATTCTAGTATAGATGTCATCAAATCTTTGAAGCCCAACACAAATACATCGTATAGTTTGTCTCCAATGGCTTGAAATGTTGTACCTAGATCCCAACCTGCGTCATACAACGATTTGAATATCATATAAAGCAATGTTCCAACCGCTACTATTTTTATAAATGGTAATAACAGTGGCAGGGTTGCTGCAGAAAGTCTAGCCATTGAGAATGCAGCAGCTTTCGTAGCCACAGTATTTGCTCCTGCAGCTCCAGCGCTTGCGGTCATTGCTAACGTTTGCAATGCTAATTTAACATTAGCCGCTAGTATTAATCCTTTTAATGCCAAGAAGGCAGCATAAGCTCCTCCCACTACCCATGCAATAGTTTCAAAATTATCTGCTACATATTCAAACGCCGGCATCACAACTAGTTCTACAATGTCTACTAGCATGGCAAATGCTTCCATCATGGTGTCTAGCATACCACTGTTGGCTAGAAATTTTGTAAACTCGTTGCTGGTTGCTGCAATTTTATTTTTGTATTCCTCCATACTTGCAGGATCAAGACCTTTTGATTTTAATTCTTCTTCTTTGGCTTTACGTTCCGCAGCGGCTTTTTGTTGCTCTGCTGTGATTTGAGCAAGATTTTTTTCTCTAGCTGCTGCATCTGCCGCACCAACAAAAAAGCGTTTACTGGCTTCATCGCCGTACAGTGCCATATTTTCAGCAGTTCCAGATTTAACAAACGCTTGGGTTTCTCGTTGATAAGCTGCATTAAGTTTATTAGCTTGGTCAGCGCCCAATTTACCAGTGGTTCGAATCTGTTGATTAAGACTCATCATATTCTTAGCACTGTCAGGCAAGAACGCCAGAGCTTTTTTACCAGCTTCACTGGTTGCTGTACCTGTAGCAATAATTTCTTTCATGCCTTCTTGATGTTCAGCTGGAATCGAATCCATTAAATTTTGTAGATTCTTTTGACTTTCTACATCCATCTTGCTCATGATAAAACGGAATTGAGCATCTTTTAATCTGGCATTTCGTTCACCTTCCAATTCTTGTTTATTTTTTCCTGTCAACTTGGTCAAGGCGTCAAGGTCTTTTAGATATGACCCTGTACTGGCTATTAATTGTGAGTTACTCATGCCTTGTAGACTACCAGTCTTGGCCAACTGTCCAGCGTATGTGGCCATACCTTCATTGATTGCTTCAGTTGAATAACCCAATCGATTAAGATCCGCAGCTAACGCGGTACCTTTGATCTGTTTGCCTAGAGCTCCAAGTCTTCTTGCGCCTGCTTCACTGTCTCCGCCCAGCAGTGCAAGGTCCTTGCCTGTCTTGGCAATGATACCACTGAACTGATCAAAAGTTAGTCCGGCTCCTGTGGCAGAATTTATCATCTCTGTCATGCTGCCGCCAAAGTTTGCGCCAACGCTGGCAGATTTTTTAAATGCGTCGTAGGTTTTTTCAGCAGCTCCTGCCACTGCGCCAAACATGCCGCTGAGCACACCTCCTACCACTGGTATCTGTGAAAACACCTGCGCTGTTGAAGTGAGGCTGTTGCCTAGATTGGCCAGTGAGCTCAACATATTGGTCATTCCGCTAGCGGCACCGGCTGCTGCGCTTCCTAATCCAGACATGGCACCTTTGATGCCAGTTAAGGTTTGAATATATTCTTTCTGTGCTTTTATGGCCTGTTTCTGAGCATCAATATTTTTCTTTTGCTCTTTGGTTAATCCTTTGGTGGCTTCTGTATTTTCTTCCGTTTCGTCGGTGTTGTCTTCTAGTGCTTCAGCATTTTTTTCTGCTTCTAGAGCAGCTTTTTTGGATGCGGCCGCTAGTTTTTTTAATTCTTTTTCAAGTTCTTGTTGTGATTTGGCACGTGCCGCTTTGTCTTTGCCAGTGTTATTGACCATGACTGTCATGGCCGCAAGAAGTTGCTTCAGCGTGGCTTCTGTAGCTGCATTGTTTAGTTGTATCGGTTGACCGCCAAGATCACCTGTGACTTCTGCCATTAAGTAGATATCCTAAAAACTGCGTATATAAATACACGACTAGATAAAGTATTTATCGGAGATAAAAATGCCAGATCAAACTATTCCACAACCTGTAAAAAAAGCCAATCCGCTTGCCAATTATTTTAGGCAGCCAAAAATGTACCTGCGACTGCCCAGTCACGGAAAATTTTATCCAGAGGGTGCATTGGATGCAAGTGAAATAGGTGAGTATCCTGTGTATGCAATGACTGCCAAAGATGAGTTGATGTTCAAAACTCCAGATGCACTAATGAACGGACAGGCCACTGTGGAAGTTATCAAAAGCTGTGTGCCTGCTATAAAAAATCCCTGGCAGATGCCCAGCCTGGATCTAGATGCTGTGTTGATTGCCATAAGGATGGCAACTTTTGGTGAACAAATGGATATGAATGCGACCTGTCCTTCTTGCCAGCATTTCAATGATTTCACATTGAATCTAGTTCATTATCTCGATAAAATTGCTGACACAGAATACAACACTGAAATAAATGTATCACCATTAACCATCCACATAAGACCCTATAGTTATAAAGAAATCAGTAGAACAGCTTTGAAGGGGCTAGAACAACAAAAAATATTTAATATTGTTAACAGCGAAGACATGCCGGATGAAGAAAAAATTGAAAAATTTGGAGACAGTTTTGTTAAACTTACAGAACTTACTGTGGATGTAGTAGCGGGCTGTGTGACTAAAATTTCTACTCCAGATGGTGATGTTGATGATCTTGATTCCATAAAAGAATTTATTGGAAATGCTCCTAGTGATGTGTTTAATGCTGTAAACGATAGAATCATGGATATGAAAGATCAACTAACTCTAAAAGCTCAAGATGTTGAATGTACAGAATGCAAGCATCATTGGACTGTTGATGTTACTATGGATCAGACAAATTTTTTCGGCAAAGGGTCTTAACACTGCCTCAGGCTGAGATCCTAGAATATGTTAAGTCGTTGGAAAAAGAGGCAGTGGCAATTAAAAAAGATGCATTAAAGATCTGTTGGTATATGAGAGGAATGAGCTACGAAGAATCGATGAATCTTAGCTATGAAGAAAGAACACTTGTTGGTGAGATTATAAAAGAAAATTTGGAAACCACAAAGAAAAGCGGATTACCGTTCTTCTAATAAAAAAGGACTCCTAGGAGTCCTTTTTGTTTGTTAACGCTTTCTAAATAAACTAAAGCCTTCGGCCATCATTGGCCTAGTTCTAATAATGCTATCAGACGTTGGTCCCATAATACGTTCACGTTCAGCATCAATAGTTGCTTGATCTGGTGCTGCTGGCTTCTTTTTTGGTTCGGTAGCCTGTTGTTTTGCTGCATTGGCTTCTCTTCTTTTTACAGCTCTAGGATCTTGACTCAGTTGTCCTTTTACTCTGCCACCTGTTTTCTTAGTTGTTACTGCTGGTACTGCTGTTGGCTCAGCTGCTGGTGCCGCATTTGGATTACCAGGCCTGGCTGTATTTGTTTTGCTTACTGGAGCATTGGCCATTGTGTTTGGTTCTGCTGCTCCACCTTTGGCCAGTTGTCCTGCCATCGCACCCATTGCTCCTGCACCTGGATCTGCTGCTGGAGCAGATGTAGCTGCTGCTTTATCTGCTTTTTGTTTTGCTAAACCTGCATCTCTTTCTGCTTGAGAATTAAATGGTAATCCAGTGTTTCCGTCATATCCAAACCCTGTGCCTCCGGCTGCAGGACTGGCGCCTGGTTTTCCTGCTGCTGGCTTAGTTGGTGCTGCGCCTGCTGCTGGCTTTTGTTCAGAATACGTTGTTTGCCTTTTTTGTCTAACTTGTCAATATTTGCCTTAACTTGTGCATACATGGTTTGTCCAGCTGCTGATGGATCTTGCCCTGCTGTAGCTGCCGCTGTTTTGTCTGCTGCTACTTTAGCCTGACCAGCTAATGTCTTTGCTGGTGCAGTACCGGCAGGCCCGGATTTATTTACAGCTCCTGCTCCTGGTTGTGTAGTTGGACCACCAACTGGTGCACCACCTGCTGCTGGCTTTGTTTTAGCTGTTGGAGTTGTAGTTACTGCACCACCTGCTGTACCATCAGTTGCCGGATCGGCTTCGATATCATCTCCTGCTCCTCCAACTGTAGTTTTACCTGCTTGATAGCCTTTCGCTAGAGCTTTACCCGCTCCTACAACACCACCTGCTACGGCTCCTATGCCTTTGGCAACTGTTCCTGCTACCTTGCCAATTCCGGCGCCAATTTTATTTAGAAGAGGGCCTTCATCTACTTGCTGACTTTCAACTAATATTTCTGAGATTTTCATGTTATGAAGTTCCTAATTGTTTTTGTAAGTAGGCTGTAAGACGTTGTTTGCCTTTCTTATCTAGTTTTTCTAAATCTGTTTTAACTTGTGCGTACAACGAAGTAGCTGCCTGTGCATTACCTGAAGCAATTTTCATCGACTTATACACGGTATCAATGGCTGCGGTATCAATACCTTGACTCGTTAAAAACTTTTTAAGTTCTTCACTGTCAGTAGGTGCTCCTGCTTTCTGCCATGCTGAATTTAATTTGTCAGCAGTGATTTTGGTAGTTAGATTGGTACCAACTGTGCGAGCCTTGTTCATGACCTTGCCAGCTAGACCCTTGATGGCATCCATTGGCCCTTCGTTGAGTTGAGATTCAGTGATGCGTTTGAACACTAGATACACTTGTCCTTCACTTAAAGGACGATTATGTTGTTCTATAGATTCTTTTTTGTCTAGACTGCCTTTGACTCCTGCGCCGGCAACTGCACCTTGTGCAGCAGCCCCAAGATATTTTGTCGCTTCTTGAGCAGCCTGCGCCGCTTGGCTGATCATAGTTCTACTAGCTTGATCAGAAGCTATTTGAGCTATGTATTGTTTATCATTAAATGTATCAGCAATAAGGCCTTCGAGTGACTTCCAAGTGGCTGCACTTTGTTCATAGTTACCTGCTTTCCAATATTGTCCCGCTTCTCTAAACAATTTTCCAGCGGTGTTTATATCTTCTGGTCTACCCACCAGCCCTTTAATTTCAAAGTTGGCCCAACGTGTGCCTAGTTCTCCACCAACTTCATCAAATACCTGATTCATGTTCAATCTAAGAGCATTTGGAAACAGATTATCTTTAACTACCTGCGCACCGCCTTTGATTGCATCACCTAACAATTCAAAAGTTTTACCTGCAATGAAACCATATGCAGCTGTCTTAATACCTTTGCCAATAGCTGTTGAAAGTTTTTCACCTTTGAGCAATTCCACAGCACCACGTAGTACTTGACCTGCTATAGCACCGCCAACTGGTCCGCCAGCCAATGAAGCGATCGCAGTAAGCACACCAACGATTGCTGCTGTTTTTCCAGGATTCTCTTTAGCCCATAGCCCTATTTGAGAAATACCATCTAGTATTTTGCTGTCCGGAAACTTGGTATTAATTTTATTCTTTAATTGATCAAACTTTTGATCAAAGGCTTTAACTGGAGTCGTATCCTGGAGCCATTTACCGATATTATCAACAATTTCGTTGGCTTTTTTTGCAACATCAACTCCTTGGCCCAACATGGTTCTATTACCGCCTGCGTCAGTTGCAGATTTTTCAATAGCCCCGAATATATTTTTTATCTGATCAGCGGTTAGACTGGCTTCTATTAAAGGTCGAAACTCACGGTGAATGCCTTCAACAATTTCACGCTGCTTGGCATCAAGGTCATGACACGATTCTAATAAAATTCTATTAGAATTTGCCATATGTTGTTCAAATAATATATTGCTGATCCGCATGAGTATTCTTCCCTGAAATTACTATGTTATTTATTGTATTGTGAGCTGAAGCTCACATTCGTTTTCGCTTTCGCTCAACGAATTTTTCTTTCTTCGAAACACTATTAACTATTGTAATTGCGAAGCAATTCAAGTATTATGCAGATTGTTCAGTCATACTTAGCCCTTGCGGGCTAAGAAGCATTATGCGAGTTGCACAGTACATACGGCGTTATGGCAATTACAGAGGCGGTCATCCGGTACCTCGAGCCACGTCTTATTAATGACGGCGGATTGCTACACAAACGCAGTCTTGTGCAACAACCGTGGGTTTTTCTCCCATCTTTTAGCCTTGATATAATACTTTCTTGTACAGTAAACCGGTTCTGTAGGCATATCCGATCGTGGTCCTGTTAAGGATACTACTGTACAACCCCTCTACCAAGTAGGGAATTCCATTGACTGCGATCCGAGATCCAGCTTTAAGGGCACACTAACAACGCCGGTGCGGGCTTATTTGGCAGTTTGTTGCCTAGATTTATTGAGCCTATCTGTGCCTCGCGGCAGTGTGTGTTTGTTATGTTTTAGGTTTTTTGAGGATGTGTGAGCCGTGAACTCGAACCTGTATGTGACCGTTGTACCAGTCAGCGGATTCTAGAACTTTGTGTTTGAATTGTTCTCTTGCCTCGATGTAGCTGCACTCTGATTTGTTTTTGCAGTAGAATAGTATTTCTCTGGTGAAGTTTTCTTTGCCTAATGACTCAACGTCCGCTGTTAGCGCATCGCTAGAACCATAATAGTCCTTCCAGTCGCTTTCAATTTTGCCTCTAATCTTCTTTTTCTTCTTTTTGCCGTTCTTTAACGTTACCGTCTTGTAGGTCGTTTTTGCAAACTTGGCTAGTTTTTTGCCTATATACTTGCGCCCAGAGACAACATTGGTAATAAGATATACGAACCCGATGTAATCTTCGGAGATTTCAATAACTTCTTTCTTCTTATAGTACCATGTCATCAGGTACTTATTTTCTTGGGCCTTCCTATCATGCCTTTTCTGGCTTGTTTACGTTCGTCTCTTTTTGCCTGTATTTCCACTCGCCTAGTGCTTGCTTCGTTGCGTATCTCACTCAGCCAATATCGTGCCTTAATGCCTGCTTCGTCGGAGCCTTTGTACTCAAATCGATCCTGCCACTTAAAATATTCCTGAAAAGCAGCAATCATTTTATCGTGGCTTTCTGAACTCAAGCAACAATCTCCACATCGTTTGAATAGCTGGTAAATCCGTTTTCTTTAATCACCTTGAGCACATGATTAACACGACTGGCTAAATCATCTCTATGTGAAATCAAGAATACATTCTTGTTGCGTTCACGGGTCATCTTTTTAAGTACTGCAATACTTGATTCAACTCCGCTGGCATCCATACCGCTATCTACTAATTCGTCAATGAACAGTAGATTAATTGCTTGATATAAGTTTTCCCATACATCACGGAACGCCCAACTTAGACTTAGAATTAATCGATTGCGTTCGCCACGACTTAGATTGTCAAAGTCTAGATCCTGTCCTAGTTGTGTTATAATAACAGTTAGGTCGTTTTGAAATTCTACTAGATGCGGCAGACCAATCTTATCTAGATAATAGGTCAGTCGTTGATTTAGATAGGCAAGATTTTGATCAATAATCCGCTTACGGATAAAACTGTCTTTATTTGTCAGCAACTTGTGTAAAAACTCTTGATGATCTTTTACACGCACCAGTTTGTTCACACTTTCATAGTCTAATTCTTGTACAGCGGTGTTGCGTAATTCTTCAATTTGCTCAATATAAGGATTATCTTCCGCAACTTTGATTTCTAAATCACGCTCTAGGCCGCTCAGAGTGTTCTTGTGATTGAGCGCCTGTTCTAGATTGTCATAGATAACTGTGGGGCATTGACTCAATTCACCAACTAGGCTAAGTGCTTCGTTGAGTTCGCTAAGTTCTTCGCTGTGAGTTTTTAAGTGTCCTTGGCTTTCTTCAATCTGCTTGCTTTTAGCAGACATCATTTCATCATGTTTGGTGTCATGCAGGTCTTGACCGCAACTATGACACTTGTGATCTGCAAGAGTTATTAGCTCTCTTTCTAGCTTTTCCAGCGTTCGCTGTTCTCTTTCTAGTGTACTAGTTTGCTTGGCAATAAGAACAGTGAGACTATCACGTTCTTTTTTACTTTTGTTCCACTCTACTAGAGCACGTTGGTTGGCAATTTCTTCATCAATCTCAATATCCAACAGTTTTTCGATTGCCTTGGTTAAATTAGCAAGAGCAGTTTCGTGTTGTTCTTCCCACAGACGTTGTTTGCGCTCAAGAGCTTCGATGCTCTGTTGAATACGTTCATTACTGGCTTTGATAGTTTCAAGTTTTATATTTTCTGTAGAAATACTATCTTTGCTCTGCCTGATCTGTTCTTTAAGTGCTTCTGCCTTTTCACTTAATTGTGTAATACCCAACAGTTGTTCAATGATAGAACGTTGATCCGCAGCCTTCATAGAAAGAAACGGTTCTGTATAAGTGTTTAAGGCCACAAGATGCTTGAACATGTCATGAGTCATGCCAAATACATCTTCAATATCTTTTTGTGTTTCTCTTGAATCTCCTTGACTTTCGTCTTGATCCGGGTTTTCTTGTTCCTGACCGTTAACAGTGAATTTTAAAATGTTGGGCTTACGACCACGTTCAATATGATAGTCGATACCGTCCTTTTCAAAACTAACTGTACACAGCATTCCTTTGTTGTTGATCTTGTTAACAAGATTATCTTTCTTGATATTGGTTAACGCAGTACCAAAGATTGCATAGCTAAGGCCATTGATAATAGTGGTTTTGCCTGTACCGTTGCGGGCTCCGCTATCGTCACCACCTAGGTCTAGATTTTCTCCTAGCACTAGAGTTAGTTGTCCTTTATCAAAGTTGATGGCCTGGGTCTGTGCGCCCACGCTCATAAAGTTTCTAACTGTTAGGTCTTTAATTTTAATCATAGGTTATTGTAGATCTCCAACAGCAGAGCCTTGTCAAAGGTATCACTGTCGATGGCATTAATTTGATTCATCACAATGGTGTCAACTGATTCGAAGTTGATATCGATAGGTGTAGACTGTGCATCTACTTCAACTTTTTCAGGAATTAACATAAGCTCACGCAATTTGTATTGCGGCATAAATGTTTCTTTGATAAAGTTTGCTTCTTCAAAGCTGATAGGCAAATCAATAGTCACCCGGCAATGCATCTTTTCTCTTAGAAGTTCGTCTGGTCGATCAATAATTTGACTCAGTTTGAAAGTGCGATAAACAGGCTGATCAGACCAAGTGCGAAACTCAGGCTTACCACCCCACTCTAGCATCATCATGCCACGATCGTCGTCTCCAGCATCTGCATAGTTGTGAGGAAATGCATTACCGATGTAGTGTATATTTCTGTTGTTTTGTCGTTTATGAAAGTGCCCAGTGAACACATATTCTTGATTGGCAAAGTGTCCTGATTGAATAGTTCCGTGATCCGGCATCTGCACCATGGCGTTCATGTAGAAACTAGGCAGTTCCAAGTGACCAAACAGATACCGACTCCGGATGTCCGGAATAGTTTTCCACTCGTCACCTACTAACCAAGGCATAATAGTTACATCGCCTTCAGTAAGCCGTTCTCTAACAGGAATAATATTTGGGAACAGACGCATGAATTCAACGGAGTTGATTTCACGCTTGTCTTTGTAAAACAGGTCGTGATTGCCTAGAATGAAATAGACTTTTTCAAATGATTGGCTCAACTTCTCTAGATTAGAAACTGTATAGTTCATAGTAGACACATCAGTGGTGTTTCTATTATGATGCCAATCGCCAAGAAAAATTGCTGTCTCGCAATTTTCTTGTTTGGCAGTTTCACAAAACCACGAGACGAAATCTTCACAATCTTGATTGTGTGTTCTACTACCGGATTTTAATCCGAAGTGGATATCAGTGAAGCAGGCTACTTTTTTGAATAATGACATAGAATCTCCTTAGTTATTGTAACACGTTTACAACCACTAGGTCAATCCCAATCACTACCACCATCTACCGGAGCAGTGCTAACGGGTCCATATCCACCACCCGGCTTGCCCGATGCATTCTGCCTTGTCCATGATGGATTCATGCCATTTATTTCTAAAATATCATCACGGATATTTTGATTGCGTTTTTCAATGTTAATGATACGTACAAAACTATTTGTCACAGCAGCAGTGTAGTAGGCAAACGGATTGTCTGATTTTGATTCATCAAATTGTAAACCGATCTGTGTGAGTTGGAGAATAGCCTGCCCACGCATTTCATCATTGTAGGTGTAACCACGGACGTTGCCTCTAGTTGCATATCGCTCGCACAATTTTAAAAACATACGAGCTAGGTTGTCTGTCATTTTGCCATGTTCTTTGTTAAACTCGCCTGTTACAAAATCACCTTTCCAATGACTTTTACCTACCAGTATTAGATTGTCGTTTTCGTCAAACTTCCAGTGTTGAAAAGGAGGAAAGTTCACCTTCTCATGACTGTCTGCGGTATTCTTTAGAGTCTTTTTTCTTCCTGGTGCCAGCGGCACATGTTCAAAGGTCATGACTCTAAACACCACATCAGTTTTTGCTATCTTTTTATAATCAACTTCATAGTCCTTTGCAGGAAATTTCTTTCCACCTGACTGTGCAAGTTCATGAGCTTTTTTACCCATTTTAGTTGCGCGATTCCGCTTGGCATCGGCAATTGTTCTAATATTAATCTTAGACAAATTTGGAATGATTAGATGAGGCTGCGTAATTATAGTCATTGTTTTAGAATTCTCCGGTTATTAATATAATAGCACATTTTGTCAACAATAAATAGTCTATATGACAAGGAAATTTGCTCAAAATGGCACGTAACTCTTATCCTGAAACTCCAGCACAAGAAGCTGCACGAATCAACAAGGCCAGCGGCGATCCTGAAGGTATCACGGCAGAACAGGTTGCCAACAACAGGGGCATTAATGAAAGATTGACAGCAGCGTTTGGTGGCGGTGGATCAACCCCATCAGCAGGTCCCGGCAATCCTTTTGCAAAACTGGTTGCAGGAGTTTCAAAACAGACTGAAACAATAGCTGCAGATGCAGCCGCCGCCGCCAATGCGTCGGTAGAAAATTTTGCTTCACTGAAATCAGAGCTTAGTGCCAAGGTTGGCCGTTTAAGCGGAGAAATAGGTACTGGACTTAACGGATTTACGGCCGCGGCCGGAAATCTTGCCAATGATGCCCAAGGAGCATTGGGCGGAGTCACAGGAGCCATGGGCGGTATCAGCAACACAGTACAAAGCCTTGCGTCGAATGCCACAGGTGTTGGGAGTGCTCTACAAGGTCTAGCTTCCAATGCCACTAGTGCAATTTCAGGAGCCGCTGCGTCACTCGGCGGTGTCGCCGGTGGACTCAGCAATGCTGGCGCTGCGATCGGAGCAAGTCTTGACAAATTAGGATTGGCCAGTGGCGGCCTTGGTGGAGGTATTGCTTCATTAGCTAAGTCGGTTTCATCGGCTGCGGGTATGGTAAACAATTTATTAAGTATGGTCCGAGGAAAGAACTTGCCTAGTGGTGCAGAATTATTTAGTCAGCAGGGTACGTTTGTAAAGTTAGAACCGGGTTCCGCCAATGACTGGAGAGTAAAAATCAATGCCAATTTTGGACTGTTTGGCACAGCATTCTCAAGACTGTCATCCACCGGAGGATTCACCTGGCCCTATCTTCCGCAGATCACAGTTTCTTCCAAGGCCAATTATTCTCAAATAGATCCAGTACACAGTAACCAACCGTTTTATGCCTATAAGAATAGTCAAATTGACGACATACAAATTTCTGGAGAGTTTTCTGTAGAAAATGAACTTGATGCAGAATATTGGATTCAAGCTACTACCTTTTTAAAAACTGCTACTCGAATGTTTTTTGGCTCGGGACCCAATGTGGGTAATCCACCTATAATTTGTAATCTTACAGGTTACGGAGCCAGAGTATTTGCAGGAGTCCCGGTAATAATTAAAAATTTCTCTGTGGATTTTAAAGACGACACAGCCTATATCAAACATGCGTTGAATGGTGCTGCTCCAACATGGGTACCGGTGATGAGCACGATTTCAGTGACCGTGGCTCCTATCTATAACAGAACAAGACTAAGGCAGTTTAATCTAGCAGAATACGCCAAAGGCAATATTGTGGCTGGCCAAGGATTTGTATAACATGGCATCATATAAAAAAACATCTCCTTACTACAACACTGTGGCAAATAATTCTTATCTAGAATTATTGACTATACGACCGGTACCGGCCGAAGCAGACGATTTTGCCTATACCATAGAAACACAATACAAACATAGACCAGATTTACTAGCCTTTGACCTTTACGGAAATCCCAATCTGTGGTGGGTATTTGTGCAACGAAATATGGAAATTCTCAAAGATCCTATATACGATTTTGCTCCGGGCACAGTGATATATTGTCCTAAAAAAACCAATATAGAACGATTCATAGGAATATAATATGCCAGATATTCGAGACATTGGTCGAACATTTGCTAATTTATTAACTCCTGCCGGTCAGGCAATTTCACAAATTGCAACCACTTCAGGATTGATCACAGGAGCAGCAAAACAAATAACCAATGCTGTCAGTGCCAATGCCGCCAGTTTCAACGTTTCAAAAATTGCACAGGTCGTAGAAAATCCCAGTCTTACCAGTTTGCTGAAGTCATTTGGCACAGTCAAACCGCCAGCAGGTGGACCACCGTATCAGAATGTGCTTGAGCAATTTGCTTCCTATTCACCTCTATGGACCTTGGCCTGCCTCACACCAGAACAATTTAATAGACCTAGTTCATACCGAGGCTCACCATATTTGTTGGACAACATTGTGTTGTCCTCTGCAGGAAGATATGATGTTAGTCGTACAAACACCTTGTACGGAGCTCCAGAATATTTTATTGATAATTTTCAGTTGTCCGCACAGCTAGGCGGCAGCGCAGCCGCTGGAAATACCAATGTAACAAGTTTTAAATTTGATGTATATGAACCTTATTCTTTGGGAATATTTTTACAAAGTCTGCAGGCAGCTGCCATAAATGCAGGATATCCCTCTTATCTCAATGATTGTCCTTACTTGTTAAAACTCGAAATAAACGGATCCTCTGATGACGGTGCCGTATACAAGGGTTCTGATGAGTTGACCAAGTACTTTACAATTAAAATAACCAAAGTAGAATTCAAAGTAGACGAAGCCGGCAGCAAATACACAGTTGAAGCTTCGCCCATGCACTATGCCGGATTCAGCGATGTGGTTACAAATATCACCACTGATTTGAAAATCACAGGTATGACAGTTGCCGAAGTCTTGGTGTCAGGACAAGAAAGCCTCTGTGCAAGATTGAATGAAACACAGTTGAAAAAAGTTAGTGACGGTCAAGCTAGGTATGCAGATATCTACGAAGTTGTATTCCCTGTAACGTCATCAGATCCCATTGGCATTAGCACTTCGGATAATACTGAATTGCTCAAAGCCATAGCAGATCCAAAAAAGGAAAAAACACAAACAATTTCTGCTTCTGAAAGACAGGCGCTGGCTGAAAATTTTGGTGAAGGTGATATGGGCAAAGCCAGCATGGGTTTTTCTGAAACCTCTGGCGGTAATTACAATTTCAAACTGGCCGGAGATACAGTTGACGAAGATGGTAGGATAGTAAGAGAAACAATGACCATTGATCCCAAACAGCGAGAAATAAGATTTCCGCAGCAAACAAAGATCACAGAAGTAATCCAACGTGTGCTGTTGTCTAGTGAATACTGTATTTCAAGATTGAAAGAAGACGCTGTTTCAAAAAATGATGGAAAAGTTGATTGGTTTAGGATTGATGTGCAGATTCAATTGTTGGAGTTTGATCCTATTAGAAATATGCGAGCAAGGAGATATATCTATAGAGTTGTGCCATTTAGAGTCAGCGGCGCTATTTTTCAAAATTCAACTTCAGCCACGCCAGGTCAAGCAAAACTAGAAAGAATAATTGCCAAGAGATATGACTATCTATTCACCGGTCAAAACAATGATATAATAAAATTTGACTTGCAATTTAACGGACAATTTTATACGGGAATTTCCCCTAGGCCTATACAAAATAATGCCAATATTGCCAACAAAGAAACTGCTGATACTGCGGAAGAAAAGGTACCACAGGGAAGATTACAAACAGGTGATGCTCCCGAAAGCACCTTGTCAGTTAATGGATCTGCGCCTACTAAACCAAATCCTTTATTGACTTTTCCGTCGGCCTCTGGCGAAAAAACAGTTGAACAGATGGTGGCAGATAATTTTAATCAATCGTTCACTAGAAGTTCGGATATGGTCACTGTGAATATAGATATCCTAGGGGACCTATATTATCTTTCTGACAGTGGCCTAAATTCAAATTACTTTGCAGATGAAGGACCCAACGAGCTAATCAAAGCAGACGCATCTATGAATTGGGAAGGCAGTGAGATATTCATTTATATCACGTGGCGCAATCCTATTGAACCTAATCTTGGCACCTCAGGACAAGGCGGATTATATAATTTTCCCAACGGTGGAAAAGTAACGCCTTTCAGTGGAATTTACAAAGTCACGGAAGTTGAAAGCAAATTTTCCGGAGGAACCTTTCAACAGACTCTAAAACTAGCTCGTCAACCACAACAAGATATCGACTATGTGGGCACAGCAAAAATCTCCGCACAAAATTCATCAGTATACGACACTACAAAAGAAGAACCGCCCAAGACTGGTCCAGTTGATTATACAGATGAAGAGATAGCACAAAACAATGCCGACCTCGGCGACTTCCCAGGATAATAAATGGCCATAGAAAAACGCTCACCTGAAAACCCCGGTGGTACCAAACTACCCGTAGGTATAATGCTGGCCAAGGTGGTTGGTTATCTTGACCCATCGTTTATGTGCGGCCTTGAAGTCACTCTGTTGAGAGAAATTGGCAACGACATTGGAGACAGCGGACAAAGTTACAGTGTAAAATATGCCAGCCCTTTTTATGGATCTACTGCATATGAAAACATGGGCCAGAATGTGGCCGATTTCAATGACACGCAGAAAACCTATGGCATGTGGTTCCCTGCTGTGGAAATAGGTACCACAGTATTAGTAGCCTTTGTGAATGGTGATGCATCTGAAGGTTATTTTATAGGCTGTGTGCCCGGTAGATTTATGAATCAGATGATTCCAGCCATAGGAGCATCGTCAGCCTTTGAAGCCACCGCAGAACAAAAAAAGAAATACGATACTACCTTGCCTTTGCCTGTAGCAGAAATTAATAGAAAAGCCAACACTCTTGAAAAAGGCACAAACACTGAAAAAATAAAAAAAGCCATACACCCCATAGCTGACAGATTCTTAGAACAGGGTCTATTAGAGGATGATGTTAGAGGAATAACCACGTCAAGCGGTAGACGCATGGTACCTAATTCAGTATTTGGTATCTCAACTCCCGGCCCATTTGATAGAGGCGCCAATGCCAAGAAACAATTCATAGGCAGTCCGCAGAGCAAAAGTCCTGTGCAACTTCCGGCCAGTAGACTTGGAGGTACTACCCTAGTAATGGATGACGGTGATGATCGTTTTATTAGAAAAAAGCCTGCAGGCGAAGGTCCAGTCGAATATGCAGAAGTTGAAAAAAAAGAAAAAGGCAACGTAGATATTCCCTTTAATGAATATTTTAGAGTGCGTACTCGTACCGGTCATCAAATACTTTTGCACAATAGCGAAGACTTAATTTACATAGGAAATGCACGTGGTACCGCATGGATTGAATTAACCAGCAATGGAAAAATTGACATCTATGCTGAAGACAGTATTAGTATACACACTGAGAATGATTTAAATTTTCGTGCCGATCGAGACATAAATTTTGAAGCTGGCCGCAATGTGAATATAAAAGCAGCTGGCGGAAAAATGCAATTAGAATCAGTTGGCAGCGTGAATATAATTGCTGCTGCAGATGGCAAGATCACTGTGGGAGCAGGATTTGATCTTGTATCGGGATCAGGTACGAAATTGTCTTCAGGCGGAGCGACTAACATTAAATCATCAGATACCAATATTGACGGTGGCAACATTAATTTAAATTCTGGACTGGCAGTAGCAGCAACTCCTGCTTCGCCGTTGAGTACTCATACTAATCCTAAAACTAGTTCTAGCAGTGAATGGGTTAACAAAAAGAGATATCAGAATGGTACTATGACAAGCATAATGAAACGAATTCCAATGCACGAACCTTGGCTGCTGCATGAAAATCAAGCGCCAACACTGCTAACACCAACAAGTACTGATAGAGATACATAAAATGGCAAAAATATATAACAAAAAATCAGTGGCTGCATTTACCGCCAGTACTGGTAATAACAGCACAGCAGCATTTACCTACAAGGGTTTCAGTTCTCAAGAAACTAAATCTAATTTCAAGTCGTATGATATTGATCTTGTCAAACAGGATATCATAAATCATTTTTACATTCGCAAAGGTGAGAAATTAATGAATCCCGATTTTGGTACTGTGATATGGGATCTGTTGTTTGAACAATTTACCGAAGAAGTCAAAAAACTTATAACAGAAGATGTTGAACAGATCATTAACTATGATCCCCGTATAGCAATTAACGGAGTAATTATAGACAGCACAGATATGGGCATACGAATAGAAGCAGATATCACCTATATTCCATTTAATATCAATGAACGAATGACTTTTGATTTTGATCGAGAAAATAATATTATAAAGTAAGCAGTTAATTTTATTAGTTAAATACATGATAGGATAGCAAAATGACCACAACGTCTAGACAAAACAACTTGATATTGAACGAAGACTGGACTAGAATCTACCAGACTTTTCAAAATGCCGATTTCAAAAGCTACGATTTTGAAAATCTTCGCAGAGTCATCATTGCCTATTTCAGAGAAAACTATCCAGAAGATTTCAACGATTACATTGAAAGTTCAGAATATCTTGCCTTAATTGATGCCATTGCTTTTCTAGGACAAAGCCTATCTTTTAGAATAGATCTAGCTAGCCGAGAAAATTTTATCGAGTTGGCAGAACGTAAAGAAAGTGTTTTACGTCTTGCAAAAATGTTGAGTTATAATGCCAAGCGCAATCTACCGTCAGTTGGGCTGTTGAAATTTGACACCATAAGCACCACTGAAAGTGTGTTGGACAACAACGGTAAGAATCTAGCGCAACAGACCATTGTATGGAATGATCCCACTAATTCTAACTGGGTAGAACAATTTGTCACGGTGTTAAATGCTGCGATGACAGATAACACAGCATTTGGTCGCAGCCAAGGGTCTGCAACAATTGACGGAATACCCACAGAACAATATCGATTTAGAACATCGTCGAGCGACGTGCCTATTTTTACCTACAGCAAAATAGTAGCAGGTCGACAAATGACATTCGAATTAGTCAGTACCAGTTTCAAAGGCAAAGAAGAAATCTACGAAGAATCTCCAGTCCCCGGTAATCAATTAGGATTTGTGTATAGAAATGATGGTAAAGGTGGAACCAGTGCTAATACTGGATTTTACCTAATGTTCAAACAAGGTAGTCTGCAGCTGGCAGATTTTTCAATTGATATTCCTGCAACGAATGAATTAATTGCTGTGGACAGCAATAATATCAACAACAACGATGTATGGTTATTTGCATTGAATTCGGCAGGCGTACAATTAAACGAATGGACCAAAGTATCCGCTCTCATAGGTAATAACATATCATACAACAGTATTAATAATAATATTAGAAATATCTATTCAGTGATCACAAAAGAAAATGATAGAATTGATCTAGCGTTTGCAGACGGAGTATATGGTAATCTGCCTCAAGGATCGTTTAGAGTCTATTATAGAACCAGTAATGGTCTCAGCTATCAAATAGCACCAAACGAAATGCGCGGTATTAGTATTGCTGTGCCCTATGTCAGCAAATCAGGAGTCCGTCATACACTAACATTGACCATGAGTCTCAAATCTACCGTGAGTTCATCTTCTCCAAGTGAGTCCCTAGCTTCAATTAGAACAAATGCTCCTGCGCAATACTACACACAGAATAGAATGATAACCGGAGAAGACTACAATCTCGCCCCATTATCTACTTCACAGAACATTCTCAAAGTAAAAGCAATCAATAGAGTATCAAGTGGAATCAGTAGAAACTATGACTTAATTGATGCCAGTGGAAAATATTCCAGCATAAATGTATTTGCTGCCGATGGACTCATTTATAAACAAAACGTTGAGAAATCCTTAGCATTTAAATTCACAAATAGAATTGATATCATTAATTTTATACGCAACAGTATCGAACCTATTTTCACTTCTGCAGATACTTACAATTTTTATCTCACTAAATTTGACAAGATCTTGTTTAGTGATACAAATTATCGCTGGAAACAGATAACCACAGATGTGAATAATTCTACCGGATATTTTTACAATTTTATTGATAATATAATTTTAAAAGTTGGATCATATACCACTAGCACACTGCAATACATCACTCCAGGTACACTGGTTAAATTTACAGCACCAGCAGGTAAGTCTTTTAGACGCGGTAAATTGGTTACCACCGATGCCAACGATCCTGAACAGAAAGATCGATTGTGGACCAAAGTGATTAAAATTACTGGCGACGGCACCAATGCAGGTGTGGGAATTCTATCTTCCGGACTGGGAGCAGTTCAGTTTAGCGACGTTATCCCATCAGAAGCCATTGCTACAAGGATAGTGGCTAAATTTGTGAATAATCTTCCTAACGGAATAGAAAATGAAATGATCAACCTAATGTTGGCCAATCTCAATTTTGGCCTGCGTTTCTCTGTAAGTGATTCAACTTGGAAATTAGTGGCCACTGCCGATTTAAATCTTCTTAATGATTTCAGCCTTGGTAAAAGTGGTGACACAACCAGTCAAAATTTAGATTCGTCATGGATTATTGCATTTGTCAAACAGGCAGATGAATATTTTGTTAGAATACGTGGTTTAGAGTATGTGTTCGGCAGCCTAGAAGAAAATAGATTTTACTATGATAGCTCACAAAAAACCTATAACGGTAAAACCGGTGATGTGGTCAAAGATCAAATTAAGATTTTAGGAATTAATCCGGACAGTAACCTTTTGAATCCTCTGAAGCAAGATATAACTTTTGCTATTAGTGATGCTATTACCTTTGACGACGGATATCAAAGTACAGAAGAAATCAAAATTGAATTTTATGATTCTGATAGCGATGGAGTAATTGACAATCCCGAAGCATTTGAACAGGTAGCGGGACTAGATTTTGATTTGAAATTTTTATTCTTTCAAGAATCTGTAGACGTGGCAGGTAATAAAATTAGACAATATGTTGATAATAGTGATAACGCTATTATTGTGATCCAGAAAGAAAGTCTGATTAATGTTAATGACTATGCCGACGGTCAATTGATCTACTTCTATGATAGCAATGAAAATGTGATCAAGCGAGTTGATCGAAACACAAATACTTTGGTATTAGAAAGTTCATACACTGCAAATTACGGCAGAGCAGGACTTAAATTCCAATACATTCACAATGCTAATGTTGATCGCAGAATTGATCCTAGCTCTAGCAATATTGTTGATGTGTATCTTTTGACACGAAGCTATAACACTGCATTTAGAAATTATCTTGCAGGCGCAGCCAAGAAACCAGATGAACCAAACAGTGATAGTCTACGAATTGCATTTGGTTCAAATTTAGATCTAATCAAATCTATATCCGATGAAATAATATATCATCCTGTGGCCTACAAGGTGTTGTTTGGATCAACTGCCGACGTGCAGTTCCAAGCAAAATTTAAAATAGTTAAAAATTCAAATAGACTAATCAACGACAACGATCTAAAAGTTAAAATTATAAATGCTATCAACGAATTTTTTGATATCAATAATTGGGATTTTGGTGATAGATTTTACGTCAGTGAATTGGTCACATATGTGATTAACACAGCAGCTCCAGACATCAGCAACATGATAATTCTGCCAAGACAGATTACACAGTCATTTGGTAGTTTGTTTGAGATACAAAGCAGAGTTGATGAAATTTTTGTCAGCGGCGCTACAGTAGATGACATAGAAATTGTAACTGCAATTTCTGCTTCGGAACTTAGAATATCCGTTGATTCAGTTATATCGAGTACAAATTAAAAATGGCAGATAAAATATTTCCCGACAGCGGTCTACCTATTAGAAAAACTTCTGAACTACTCCCACAGATTTTTCAAACGGAAGCAAATCAAAAATTTCTAGCAGCGACTCTGGACCCTCTGACTCAACCAGGTGTACTTGAAAAGAAAGTGGGATATATAGGCAGAAGATACGGCAAAACATTTAATACCAAAGACATATATCTTGACAGTGACGAAACACTAAGAAGTAGATATCAGCTAGAACCAGCAGTTGTAGTTGAAAAAGATCAAAAGGTTACTGACTTTTGGGACTATATAGATTTTAAAAATCAAATAAAGTTTTTTAACAACAACGAAGAAAGAGACGACTTAATAGTATCGCAGGATCACTATACTTGGAATCCTCCTATAGAATGGGACAAGATGGTCAATTATCGTGAGTACTATTGGGTGCCTGAAGGTCCACCGCCAATTAAAATTCTTGGCCAAGCGCAGAACATCACTAGCACCTATCGTGTGAGATCTGGTGTGGGTAGCGTTTTTATATTCACACCAGATGGCTTGACCAACAATCCTGCAATCACCTTGTATAGAGGGCAGACTTACAAATTCCAAGTTGCAACACCAGGCAATCCATTTATCATTAGAACCAATGTTGATACAGGTACATTGCAATACAATCCTGTATTCCCCTATGTCCAAGGCCAGCTCACTGTGTTTGATGGTAAGATATGGAAGGCCAAAAAAAATATCAATCCTGCAGACGGCAGCACCATAGATGAAAACAGTGATGATTGGGAGTTTGTTGATGCAGCCAACGAGACTACTTCGTTTGACTATACCAAAGGATTGACCAATAACGGAACTGAAAATGGCACCATAACTTTCACTGTGCCTCTAGATGCACCCGATGTGCTATTCTATCAAAGCTTCACAGATCCCAATAGATTTGGTCGTTTCATAATTGCTAATATTGAAAGCAATACTAAAATTGATATTGAAAAAGAGATTCTTGGTAAAACCACATATACCAGCAGCAATGGTATAACTTTCAGTAACGGCATGATAGTTTATTTTACTGGCACAGTATCACCGGCAAAATACAGTAATCAATCTATGAACAACAAATGGGTAGTAGAAGGTGTAGGAGAAAAGATTTCATTGATCAATGTTGCTGATCTTGTGGTATCTGCTACATTTTCAAATTCTTCGCCAGAAATCTTATTTGATAATGGTGGATTTGATACTCAACCCTTTGATGATGCTGCTGCATTTCCTAGCAACAAAGATTATATCACAATTAACAGAGCCAGTGCGGATTCTAATCCATGGTCAAGATACAACAGATGGTATCACAGGGCAGTCCTAGATTATGCTCATGGCCTAAATCAATCTAGTTTTTCAGCAGATGAAACTGCTAGAGCAAAACGTCCTATAATAGAATTCAAATCAAATTTAAAATTATACAATCACGGATCACTGGCAATGCCTGCAGTGGATTATGTAGACGATTTTACCACAGATGTATTTTCAGTTATAGAAGGCAGTAGCGGATATATCATCGATGGCGAAAGTCTTTTTGATGGTGCTAGAATTTTGATAACCAACGACACTGACAAGTTGGCAAATAATCAAATATACACAGTGAAATTTATTAGGCATGTCAACTCAAGACAAATCAGTCTGATAAGAAGTTCAGAATTAGATCCCACAGTGGGAGAGTGTGTGTTAATTAGACTGGGCCTTGCAAATCGTGGATTCATGTATCACTTCAACGGCACCAACTGGATCAAGAGCCAGACAAAAACAAGTGTCAATCAAGCCCCATTATTTGATATGTTTGATGCTGATGCTGTAAGTTTTGGTGATAGTGAATCATATCCCGTGAGCTCGTTTGTGGGCAGTCCGATTATCAGCTACAAACAAGGCATAGGTGTTGTTGACAACGAGCTAGGCTTTGCTATCAGTTATCTTAATATAGATAATGTTGGAGATATACAGTTTGCTTGGAATCTAGACAGTGATGTTTTTAACTACACCATCGATAAAAAACTGTATTATAAAAATCTAGCCACAGGATTTTACAAATTTAACACAGATGAACAGTATGACAATGGTTGGTTAAAACTAGATCCTGATTTTGTGCAACCTATAATAGATACAATTACTGTAAATTCTATTACTAATGAACTTGTCACATCAGTAGTAGATTGGACCACACTTGCAGATGACAAGATAGCAAAGATTTTATTTTATCTCAACGGTGTACAACTACGTGACACCTATACAAGAAACATCAACACCTTCACTTTCACAACAAATTTTGCTGTTGGCGATGTTATCACAATTAAATTATTTGCAGACACTGTGCCTGACCTAGGATATTATGAAATACCAATGGGTCTGGAAAAAAATCCTCTAAATGAAAGAATAAACACATTTACTCTCGGACAGGCATCTGACCATATTTCTAGCGGACTAGAAATGCTAGATAATTTTGTTGGGCGATATCCTGGCAGTAATAATCTACGTGATATCAGTGGATTTCAAAATCTTACTAGACGATTTCTAAAACATTCTAGTCCCGCCCCACTGTCGATAGCATTGTTATGTGATAAAGAAATCAATATCATCAAGTCTATACAGTATGCCAAAAAAACCTATACAGATTTTAAAAACAGTTTCATCACACTAGCCAATGAACTGTACTATGATCAAACTCCAAAAGATTTTGTAGATTCTATACTAGAAGAAATCAGCAGATCACAAAATTCTACCAGACCCTTTGCCGGATCGGACATGATCGGTAGTGGAGCATATTCTACAATAGACTACACAGTAGAAGACACCGGGATCAAAACATTTGCACTGTCTGAAAAATTTGATCTTGCTACACTTAGTTCTCGAGCAGTCTATGTGTATTATAACAATCAACAGCTTTTACATGCTAAAGACTATGAGTTTAATTCAACTTTTGGTTTTGTAAATTTAAAAATACAGCTTGCTGAAAACGATAAAATTCAAATTAGAGAATACGTATCGACGGCTGTGAATTTTATTCCACCAACTCCTACCAAGCTAGGATTATATAAAAAATATCTACCTAAAAAATTCTTAGACGACACCTATGTCGAACCAAAAGAAGTAATTCAAGGACACGACGGAAGTATCACTGTTGCCTATGGTGATTTTAGAGATGATGTTTTACTTGAACTTGAATACAGAATCTACAACAATATCAAACAAGAATATAAAGAAAATGTGTTTGATATTGATCTTGTGCTAGGCGGTTATTACGGAAATTCGCAGTATAACAAACTCCAAGTTGACAGTATTGTAACTGCTGAATTTTTGAAATGGATTCAAGGCACTAGCATTGACTACGTAAAAAACAGTTATTTCGATTCTCAAAATTCTTTCACTTATACCTACAGCAACATGACTGATCCTACGGGCACAGTGAATCTTCCAGGGTATTGGAGAGGAGTTTATCAATGGTTTTATGACACAACAAGACCGCACCAATCGCCTTGGGAAATGTTGGGATTCTCTGAAAAACCCACATGGTGGGAAAGTGAATACGGTCCAGCACCCTATACTTCAAATAATTTAATTCTGTGGGAAGATCTTAGAGATGGCATAATTCGTCAAGGTGATCGTGCCGGCACATACGACAGGTATAAGCGTCCTTCAATCATGCAACACATCCCCGTAGACGGAGATGGCCAATTGTTGAGTCCTTTAGATTCTGGTCTTGCTGGCAATTTTTCATTGGTCAATAATCAAGGAGCTTTTCAACTTGGAGATCTAGCTCCTGTAGAATTTGCATGGAGGTCCAGTAGTGAATGGCCATTTGCTGTCATGTCAGTATTGTCATTGTTGAAACCTATGGAATTTATTGCAGACGGTTTCAATCGAAGCGCAGTAACCACAAATATTCTTGGACAAACAGTTAATACAAATACACAGATGTTTCTGACCATGGATGATTTAGCATATGAATCCACTGTAGATCAGCCAGTGTCAGGATTGGTAATTTATATTGTAAATTATTTAAAAAGCACAGCCACTACCCCTACCAATCTAGAAGACAAATTGTCAAATATTAATGTTAAATTATCCAATCGATTAGCAGGGTTTGTAGACCAGGCACAACAAAAATATGTATTAGACAGCAAGAATCCAAAATCGACTTCTAGCAGTATTTTTATCCCTCCAGAGAATTATGACATAATTTTTAATGTTAGCGCACCAATTGCAAATCTTGTGTACAGCGGAGTAATCGTAGAAAAAACTAACAGAGGATATAAGATCAATGGTTACGATACTTCCAATGCCTTTTTCAATTACTATACCGCTATACAATCTCAGCGTGACCCTGTCATCCAGGTAGGGGGAGTCAGCGAAAATTTCTTTGACTGGGAAAGTGAAAAATTCTATGGTAATGGGGTAGTAATTAGACATCTAAATCAATTTTATCGCAGTATACGCAGCCATACCAGTGGCACCGCATTTGAAGAAACTCCTAATGGCATAGCAACATGGAGGAAATTAGCAGGAGCACCTATTACTGGTGGCATCACTGCTTTTAGAAGAAGAAATTTCAACAAACTTAAAATAAGAAAATTATTCTATGGCGAGGTAGTAACTGATATTCAACAGGTGATAGATTTTATTCTAGGCTATCAAGAATATCTCAAAAGCGTAGGATTTGTTTTTGATTTTTACGATTCACAGTATCAAACAGCTAGAGATTGGTTTACTTCTGCTAAAGAATTCATGTTCTGGAGTCAGCATAATTGGTCTGAAGGATCGCTGTTAACACTTAGTCCAGCAGCATCGTTGTTGAAAATTAACTTCGCAGTTGGAGTAGCAGACAACGTATTAGATAGTTTTTATGATTATCAGGTGTTAAAGGATGATGGTACCCCGCTGTCACCTCAAAATATCAATGTCAACAGAGATTTTCAAACTATAAGTTTATCAACTATCAATACAAATCAAGGAATTTATTTCTTAAAATTAAACTATGTTCTCAAAGAACATGTGGTTGTGTTTGATGATCGAACAGTTTTCAATGATGTTATCTATGATAAACCTACAGGATATCGTCAGGAACGAATCAAGAGCCGTGGGTTCCGTACAGTAGATTGGGATGGTGATTATACCAGTCCTGGATTCTTGTTTGACAATGTCAACATACAGATTTGGCAACCTTTCACAGACTATAAACTTGGTGATATTGTTGCTTATAAATCGTATAATTGGACCAGCAGGTATAGCCAACTAGGCTCTGCAGAATTTCAAGATGCTGGTTGGACAAAACTTGATTCCACCCCAACTAAATCGTTAATTCCAAATTTTGACTATAGAATAAATCAATTTGAAGACTACTATGAAGTAAACACCGACGGTGTCGGATCCAGCCAACGAAATCTTGCAAGACATGCCATAGGATATCAGCCTAGAGAATATCTGGAAAATTTAGCCGAAGACGAAATTACGCAGTTTAGAATTTATCAAGGATTTATCAGAGAAAAAGGTACAGCCAATGCTATTGTCAAGGTGTTTGATAAAATCAGTCGAACAGATGACGACAGTGTGGTACTAACAGAAGAGTGGGCATTTAAAATAGCGCAATACGGTGGCACAGATCAAACCAAAGAATTCGAATTTGAAATAAAAAAAGATGCTTTCCTTATCAATCCTCAACCTATATTAATAACCTATAGTGAAGATACGGGGATTGTTTTAGATCAATATCTAAGAATAAAATCTTCTAACTTTACCCTAGCCGATACTCCTTTTACTACAAATCTCAACCCATTAATTGACTATGATGGGGTTACTAGATCTGCAGGTTATGTTAATAAAAAACATGTGGATTTTATTTTCAAAAACAAAGATGACATTCTTGATCTAGATATTAGAACAGTGTTTGACAACACACACTTTTGGATCACGTTTGATAAGTCTTCGTGGACAGTGTTGCGTTACAACGAAGAATTGGCGTTGAGAATCAGCAGAGTTGAAAAATTATCCGAAACTCAAATAGAACTGACATTTGAAAGACCGCATAATTTTGCAGTTGACGATATTGTAGGCGTCACATACGTATTGAATCTCAATGGATTCTTTAAGATTACATCAGTCACACGCAATGCCATTATTGTGGCACCATCGTCTACTGATGTGCCAGAAATAGAAGATAGTACCTCCGCAGTGGTAGGAATTTTCACCACAGTGAGATTTGCAACTTATGCAGAATTAGATGATCAAAAAACTGCACTGCTTGGCCTTGGATCAAAACTCTGGGTGGATAACAACGGCGACAACAAATGGGAAGTTGTAGAAAAAACCAAACAATATTCAACTTTTGAATTTACAGAATACGGGATTACCGCTCCTCTTGGCACGGGCACCGCTGTAGTGTATCTAGACAGTCTCAAACAAATTGCTACCAGCATTCCAGACTCGGGTTACGTGATGATTTATACAACACAGACTGCTGGATCACAATTGATATTGAAACAGATAGTGCCCCCACCCAACGATTTTGATACAGCAGTATTAGGATCATTTGGTAAGGTATTAGCAGTGAGTCCTGATCATAGATGGTTGGCAGTTGGCTCACCAAATGCCAGCGGTGTAAAAAGTGGCTATCTAGGCGAGCTAAATCAGTCTGTCAGTTATCTCGTAGGCGAAACTGTGTTATATCAGGGAAAACTTTGGGAAGCTGTGAA